GTGTATCGCAAGGGGTATGAGCCTAAAGCCGGAAAGTCCGCTGCCAATAACTGGCTGGCGTATCAGTACGGCTGGAAGCCTTTACTCCAAGATATACATGGGATTATGGAGTCCTTCGCTAAACTTAATAAAAGCGATAGGACTGTCCAAGTTGCTCGCTCATCTGCTAGTGGGGAATTGTCAACCAGTGATGATCTTATCATGAATACCGCAGGCTCACCTCGCATTGGAAAAACTTATAAGTTGATCCAATGGAATACGAGGTATGGCATACGGTACCGTGTAGATAATCATATGGCGGCTTTTCTCAACCAGACCGGTTTTACCAACCCACTAAACCTCGCGTGGGAAGTGCTACCGTACTCATTTGTGGTAGATTGGTTCCTGCCCATTGGTCCTTGGCTAGAAGCCATGACCGCTTGGAACGGTTTAACGTTCTTAAGTGGGTGGAGATCAAAACTAACACGAGTGACTACTTACAACGGAGTGTCTTACGACGGACAGAGGTATCCCTTCTATCCAACTGATTCTACGATGTGCAATATGCATGGGAGTATCTTTGCTGAAAGGATTACTTATACTCGTACGAAGCTTACAAGCTTCCCGAGTCAGGAAATCCCTAAGTTTAAGAATCCTCTTGGCGTAGAGCATGCGTTGAACGCAGTTGCTTTAGTTAGGTCTGCCTTCCGGAAGTAAGGAGGTCACATCCGTTTAATGCTACATAAAGGAGCAAGTTAATGCCCGCCATAGGCAGCATTAAAACAGCGTCGTTACTGGGTGGTACTGTAAGAACATCTTCGGCTACCATTTCATACGACAAAACGTTCGACCCCGCTGGGAAAGATCTCAAGGGTGTCGCGCGATGGGAAGACCGTAGCGGCGGAATCGCCGTCGGTTACCCTACCCTAACGATGTCCCTGCGTCGCCCTACTGTTGGGTCTCGCATGTTCAAAGTTACGGCTAAGTTGGCCCTCCCGACACTCGAAGTGACGGCGCCTACGACGGTTACGGGTATTCAGCCCCAACCGACGAAAGCGTACGACTGCGCTTGTGTCATGGAGTTTATGTTACCTGAGCGGAGTACCTTGGCTGAACGGACTGCATTGTTCAATCATGTGCACTCTCTCTTCGTAACAACGATTAACGCGTCGGACGATTCCCCAAGTGATGCATCTGGGTCACCGCTCGCCGCGAACGTGTTGAACCTCGATCCGGTTTGGGGCTCGTAATAGAGCTCCTTACCTCAGGCTTGAAAACCTGACGATGTTCTTCTAAACTCTCGGAGGTGTTACCATGTCTTCTAAGAAGTATGGTTCTCAGTTCCTTAAAGGACTGACCAACTATCGCG